CCTGATACTGCAGATGCAGGTGTTGGTACAATATAAATTTGTGTATTTGTTTTTCTTGAATAATATCTAGGTGTTCCTGTTGATGCACTAGCAAATGGAAAATAATCTATTGCATACTCATAGGTTCTTTGTAATAAATTTACTTTTGAATTGGCAGGAATTGCTGCTGTTGAAACACTTGTTGTATAGTTTACATTACGTACCACTAAAGCATCAGCAGGTAAACTAACTACTGGGTCAGAAGCTGTAAATGAAAAAGTAGAATAATTATCTAGACCTGGGTCATCCAGTTCTTTAATTAATCTACCTTCAGCTTTTTCAATAAAGTATGATACGTGTTCTTCAAACTCTGTTGAATCATTTTCTATTGTATTTATTATATCAGTCTTTAAAAAAGAATAGGATGGCATTTAGTTATCCTGTTATTAAAGTTACACTACCTGCATCTGGTGTAGAAATAGTAACTGTTGCACTACAAAGTACACCCATTTCTCCAAAGTACATATCTGATTCTGCACTTGCAGGAACTTCATAAGTTATTACTGCTCCTGTTTTATCTCCAATAGCAATTACTCCTGCTATAGTAGAATAGGAATGAACTCCTAATATTCTAGTTCTTCCTGTGGTGCCAATGATAACTCCATCTCCACCTCTTTTATTAACTGTTCTTATATTTGTAGCCATGTTATTTCCTTAAAATAGGAAGGGTAAATTAATACCCTCCCTAGTTATTAATGGTTAAGCACCTTGATTACCAAACCAACTTCTCCAATCAGACACACCAAAAGAATATCTTTCTCTTGCCTTGAATCGTAAGTTGCCAGTATCAAAATCAGGCTCCATCTTAGTTTGTAAAGGTGTTCTATTGAACATCTTTGAACCATTAGGAACATCAGTTTTTATAAACCATGCATTAGCATCTGTAAATCTTCTATTAGTAAAGTATCCACTTGGGAAAACTCCTAAGTTCTTTACAGAGTTTAAGTCATTGTCTGCACTACCCACAATACCTGGTGTATTTAATAATACATCAGTAGTAAACATTAAGTCTACTGGTACGTGTATAGATACAGCAGAAGAACCAATTAAGATACCTCTGTCATCTTTAAACTTTTGTATTGCTATGACAGCAGATTCTAAAGTACCTTCAGCAATCGCTGCTGCTGTACTTGTATTACTCTGGTTGCCATCTCCAACAGTTGGATGTGCAGTATTAAATAAACTTACTCCATCTCCTTGTGCTGTAGCAAAACCTTGGTTGTATAATTCTGCAGCCTTTACTTGCTTAGTATTAGCCATAGCTCTTGCTAATCCTTTTGCTCTTAACTTTGCAAAAGTATCATAAAGGTTATCTTCCATTGCTTCTTCAGTAATCGCAAATGCTAAAGCTATAGTCTCGTTTGTATATCGAGATGTATAACTCTCACCTGCGTCATCATAAACAACAGCAGCTCCTTCATTTTTTGTTGGAGCAGTACCAAAT